CCATCCCAAAAGCCCGCGCCGTGATGGTTGCGGGTCAGGATGAAATCATGGGCGGCGTAGTCCCATTCATCGCCCTCGGTGGGGTGAATGGCTCTGGCGCGGTGCTCGACCGCATCGAAGCCGAGATCCTCCGCGGCATCGCGGAAGCGGTCCCAGTCTTGGGCGATGCGCATTTGCAGGTCGTTGCTGATGCGGGTGCCAGGTTCGCTGCCCTCACTCCATAGGAAGGCGGCGATGGCATGGTTGTGGGCAGTCATGAGCGGCGGCGGGTTAGCTCCATCCCGTATGTGCTGGCTTGGTCGCTGTAGAACCCCTCTTTAATGGGGTTCCAGCCGCGCATGGCGGCTTCGGCTTGCTGGCAGTCCTTGACGGTGTAAAGCAGCTCGGCCACGGTCATGGTTTTGGCGCGGGCTTCCCAGGCGGTGAAGTCCTGGGGGGTGGCGTATTCGGCGCGCATCAGCGGTTTGCCTCAACGACACGCCATTGGTCGAGCGGGGAGAGCTCGCGCTTGTAGGAGAGCATCACTTCGGCTTGGCGTTCTGTGATGTGCTCGGTGTACCAGGCCCATTGGCCGTTGACATGGAGAATCTCGACGCGCCAGTGGCGGCCGGTGAGGCTGGTTGGCGGGAACCAGGATTGGTCAGGGGTCATGGCTGATCACAGCTTGGGTGGATGAAGGTGCAAAGCACCTCAGCCAAAAGACCCCCGGACGCAGTGCGCCAGGGGGAACTTCTGGGGGAGATGGATTGTGCCTGACAGAGCAGATTATCAGGACTTGAAGCCCTAAGGGCGTAGTTGCAGGCCAGGCGTTAAGGGGCTGGCGCACCGGCCCATTCCCCTGTCGGGGATGAGCGTTGGACCCCCATGCAACAGCGGGTCCGATATAAACGTTGGCAGCGTGCCCTCCTACAGGAGGTTCCGCGTTCGCCTACCTGCCCCCAGCCATCGGCTACTAGGACCTCAACCTGGGACTAGCCAGCTGTTCTGGCGTCAGGTCGTGTTGATCCGTTCGTCGTGCTCGGTGTGATCCGAGCAGGCCGTTCGTGAGGTGCAGGAGCTAGCGCCCAGTTAGTTTGGGCACAGCTGCAACTATAAATCCAGTCGATCACAGGCGCCCCCCGTGGGCGCTACCTGTGGCGATGGCTGGCAATCGCGCGGCTATGGCCGCTCCTGTGGCTAACGCATAAAGTCAGGGGATGGGTATAGTGGCGAACCGGCCGGAGCCCGTTCGATGGATCAAGCATGGCACAGGGCCCGCTGATCTGTCAAGCCCCCGGAGAACCGGGGGAGAACCGAGAACCGGGGGAGAACCTGCCCTAGGGCAGAGCTTTCGCAAGCCGGTTAACTGATCTGGAGCAAGCATGGCACAGGGCCCGCTGATCCGTCAAGCCCCCCGCAGCGAGTCGCGCGGACCAAAGACAGAACCGCGCATCATGTGCGCGTGAGCCAGTATTGCATGGCAGGCCGCAGACGTCAAGACTCCCAGCTGAGTCTCATGAGTCTCACCGAGATGGCTGGAGTCTCAAGAATCTCAACCCTGTGAGACCGGTGAGACTGGGACACATGCTTCCCGGACTTCCAATACGTCAGGAGAAATGTATATGAATGCAGGGCATTTCCGCTATATCCAACCCTCTCTACTTTGCCCGGTAGCAGGCATCTAAATACGCCACGGCCTCGGGGGAGCCGGGGGCGAGGGGCAGTGCTTCCTGCTCCACGATGACCCGGTGGATGCGCGGGCTGCGAGACAGGAACTTCAGCATCCAGAGCTCGTAGAAGCGCAGGGGGCGGATCGGGTCGAGGGCCATGGCTAGTTGGCGAACATTTCGTGGCTCCAGCTGAGCTCGCTGCGGAGGCGCTGCAGTGCTTGCTTGTACACCGCGCTGACTCGGTGGCGGGACATGTCGAGCTCGGTGGAGAGCTGCTGCAGTGTGCCGCCGTGGAGCAGCAGCGTGCGCACAACGTAGGCCTCCTCGGTGGACAGCCGCTCGAGCGCATCGAGCAGCAGCGCGTCGCGTTCGGTGGTCAGCAGGTTGGCTTCGGGGCATTCGCTGAGCGACGGCTCGGGGTTGGTCAGCACTTCGGACAGCATGCTCTCGGTGGAGGCGTTGAGGCCGTCGAGGGAGCCGCACTCGGTGGTGGCGCACTGGGTCAGGGTGTCGGTGATCCGGGCGATGGACAGGTCTAGGGCGGTGGAGATCAGCTCCAGGGAGGGGGCGCAGCCGTTGTGCACCATGTACTCGTTGATGTAGCGGCGGATCTTAAACAGCGTTTCCTGCGCGTTGATTGGTAGGCGGATCAGGCGGGCGTTGTTGTACAGGGCGCGGGTGATGGATTGGCGCACCCACCAGTAGCTGTAGGTGCTGAAGGCGTAGCCGCGCGTCGGGTCGAACAGCTCGATGCCGCGGATCAGGCCGATGCTGCCCTCTTGGATGAGGTCGTTGATGTCCAGGCCGCGGTTCTGGTAGCGCTTAGCGATGTGGACAACCAACCTCAAATTTGTACGAACCATGACGTCGAGGGAGCGGCGGCCGGCGCGGGTGATGTGGTTGGGAGCTGCGTGACGGTCGGGCTCGGTGCTGCCGGGTGGGGTGTACTTGATCCAAGCCTGGATGCGGCGCGCGTGGCGGAGCTGCGCTTCCCGCGACAGAATTGGGTGCCGCGCAATGTCGTTGAGGTAATGCGTGACGTTGTCCGCCATGGGTCAGGGCGCCGGGAGACGGGATAGCGCCAACTCGATAGCGGCGTAGATCACGGTGTACAGGTTGGCAGAAAGAGTGCGCTCACTGCTCCAGGTGCGGTTGATCAAGCTGCCCAGCTCCGGTGGAGAGAGCAGCGCCGTGGAAGTCGCGGATGATCGAGCCGAGCAGCCAGGCTCGGGCGTGGTGGGTGCCGCAGGCGCGGGCGAGCTCGAAATAGGTGGTGGCGTAGCCCGCGGTGAGGGGGTTACGCCGGATGGTTTCGGCCGTGGCACTGGAGGTCAGACGCAGGTACTGGGGGAGAACCGTGAGTAGGGCTTTGTCCACTAGATGGTGGGAGTTGAGGTAGGGACGGCGCCGAGAATGACATCGACGGCGCTGTAGAGATCTTCCAGCGTTCCATCATTGTCGATGACTTGCGTGAAGCTCAGAAAGGGGTCGTTGTCTAGGTCGTCCAAGCCGCCTTCGGAGGCGTGAGTGGTGTTGCGTTCGGTGCCGGGGCGGTTGATGCACCAGAGTTCGCCGCCGTACATGTCGATGTGAGTGGCTTCGTTCAGGAAGCGCATGTCGTCGACGACCACGTTGTGCAGGCTGCTGGCGATCAGGTTCAGGTAGCGAGCAGACCAGCAGCGCAACCAGATGTCTGTGTGAACGCAAGTGCGGCCCCATTCGGTGCCGATGGTTCGCAGCAAGTGACGGGCGTCGATGCGGGGATCGATCTCGGGGATGGGGGCGTGCTTGCTGATGTGCGTCATGTGGTGCGCATCGGCCGGGGTGTAGCCGAAGTTCTCGAGCAGCACGCTGATCATGTCCTTGAGTGGCTCTGCGAGGCTGAGGCGGGTGAAGCCGTGCTGCGTGATCAAGTAGTCGGCAAGGGTGGATTTACCGCAGCCGGCGGCGGGGGAGTAGATGCCGATAAGCATGGTCAGGGGTGCAAAAAGGTGGGGTGGATAAAGACGAGCATCCAGGCGTAGACAGCCTTGGCGGCGTCGCCGTAGACGGCGGGAGGTTCGGCGCCGTTGTTCGCAGGATCGCCTAGGACGTCCCAGAGCATGCGGGCTAGCTGTTTCTGGTTGGCGGCCAGGAAAGCGTCCTCGCAAAGGAGGTGGGCCATGCTCGAGAGGACGAGGTGGCTGGCGTGGTCGAAGTTGAGGCCTAGCTCGTCAGTGAGCTCGTTGTAGAGCGTGAGAGTGGCGCAGCTATCGGGGTCTTCGAGCTCGGTGGTGTCGATGCCTTGGGCGTGGGCGCGTTGGTAGAGCAAGGCGCCGCCGATGACGTTGCTGACAAAGGAGTGGACGGGAGTGGTTTTGT